ACAGAAAATCTTGTAACTCGTTGATAGAAAACGGGATACATAATACCTCCACAAAAAGTTTTACTTTGCGGAAGTACTGTGTAGTATATCTGCATAATGAATTCCGCTGCTCAAAGCACACTGGCGCGACTCCTTGCTAAGGAGAATATCACGATCCAGCACGGTAACTATACCACCGCTTTCTTTGACGTTCAGAACCGCGTACTTGGCCTTCCGATGTGGAAAGACAAGACCAAGGATGTCTATGATCTGCTCGTCGGCCACGAAGTTGGCCATGCGCTGTTTACGCCGCGCGACTTTCATCTCGATAGCCGTGGCGCTCGGCAAGACTACATTAACTTAGTCGAGGATGTCCGCATCGAGCGCAAAGTTCAGACACAGTATCCTGGCCTCGTCGGTTGCTTTACTCGTGGTTATTCCACACTCAAGACCGAGGACTTCTTTGGTATTAACCACAAGAACGTCAACAATCTTGGTTTTGCCGACCGTCTGAATCTTAAGTTTAAGCTTCGCAATCTGATCGACATTGCTTTCAGCCCTGCTGAACTTGCAATCTTTGAGCAGATCGAGCGTGCTGAGACTTGGGATGAAGTTGTTGCTGCTGCTATTGATCTTGAGAAGTTTATCAAGGAAACGCGCAAGCAGAATTCTGATAACGGCAACAATCAAAGCCAGGAATCTCAGCAGCCTTCTGGCGGCGAGCAGAATGACTCCGCTGACGAGCCGCAGATTGATCCTACTGCCGGCGATAGCGCCGATCAAGATAATTCTACCAGCAATCAGCAGACTAACGCTCAGGATGATTCCGATAGCGATACCAAGTCTGCGGATTCATCCAATGATCTGGAGACCGATTCGACTGATGCTTCTGGCGAAGGCGAAAGCAAGCAGTCTGATTCTAAATCTGACACTGACAAGCAAGATGGTGAATCCACTAAGAATGATGGTAAAACTAACAGTGGCGAGATCGATCCGTCTAAGCATGCTGTGCCGCACGATAGCACCGAATCAGTAACCACGCAGCAGTGCTTTGACGAGAATACTCGCAAGCATCTTGTAGATTCTTCTAAGGAAACTCTCAATACTTCATTCGCAGTTGCTCCGACAACTGCCGAGTGTATGGAAAACGTGCTGCCGTTTGCTAATCTGATGCGTCTTCGCTGGCACAATCCGATGTTCGCTGATGCTTATAAACATCCTGATCTGCAGTCGAGCTATCAGCAATTTCTTAAGTCCACGCGCAAGATTGTCAGCATGCTTGCGAAAGAATTCGAACTGCGCAAAGCTGCTTACCAGTATGCTCGTGCGACTGTTTCTAAGACTGGCTCGCTCAATCTCAACAAGCTCCATGCTTACAAGGTTAGCGATGATCTGTTTCTGAGCGTCACCAAACTTGCCGATTCTAAGAACCATGGCATGGTGATGTTCGTAGATTATTCTGGATCCATGACTCGGCAGTTGCCGCACGTTCTGCGTCATCTGATTAATATGGCGCTGTTCTGTCGCCAAGTCGGTATTCCGTTTGCTGTTTATGCTTTTACTTCTGACAATGGTACTGCCGATCTAAAGAAGACGGTGCCTTACTTTGGCACTAACGATGATTACCCGCTTGACAAAGTTGTTATCAGCAATACTATTTTAATCGAACTCGTCAGCTCCAATCTAAGCAAAGCCGAGTTCAATGATGCGATCTACAGCCTTTATCTGCGCTCTCGCTATGACAGCTATTGCGCTCGCTGCGAAACCTTGGGGAATACTCCGCTTAACGAGACTGTTATCATTGCTCACGATCTGATCAAGCAGTTCCGCGCCAAGCACAATCCTGACAAGATGACCGCTATCTTTTTGACAGACGGTTCTGGCCACGCTCTGCGCGTCAGCCATGCTGCTTCTATTGCTCCTTTCCGCAGCGATGAGAATCCTGACAATCCTTGGCAGTTCAATTATCGTCTGCGCACCAGTTTCAAACTTAACGGCCGCACTGTCAATGCCGACAGCCGTGCTATGACTCCTGCGCTGATGGAAAATCTTCGCATCACTACCAACACCGAAACTATTGGTTTCTTCATTCCCGGTACTAAGAGTCAACTGCGGAATCATGCTGCCGAAGCGCTCGGCTTTGGTTCCAGTAAAAACTCGGCCACAGGTTGGTCGCTGTGGACGCAAAAGTTCGAGCGTATCTACAAGGATGAGCAGGTTATTTCTATCCCTGGTGCTTTTAACTACTCTAACTACTTTATCGTCGCTTCTGGTGACGATCTCGCTGTGGACGACGAAGAGCTTGAGGTAACTGCGGATATGACTCGTGGTCGCATCGCTCGTGCATTTATGAACTATTCCTCGAGCAAGAAGACCAATCGCGTCTTCGTCACTAAGTTCGCTCAGGCGATTGCGTAAGTCATTGCTGCTCTGACAGATAAAGGCCATCAAAAGCCTATACAGAGTACCCAAAATAGTGTAGAATAGATCATAGTCAAATTACTTCTTCTTAATCAAAGTAACATGAGTACACCCACTAATCAGATCATTGCCGCTCTTGCCACCAAGTACCCCGGCGTCACTCAATTCAAGCGCAAGGTAGTTCACGAGACTGCACTGTCGCTTGGCTTCAATACCTACGCTGATCTCATCAGCGATGACTTCAAGGTCAGTCGTGGTGTCTACGACTACAGTCGTCTGCTCGCCAATGCAACGCCCGCTGCCGCTGTGGAAGCGCCAGCCGCTGCTGCGAAGCCTGCTGTTCTCAAACTTGCTTCTGCTGTCTCGTCAACTGTGAATGAAGATAGCTACATTCCGGATGCTGATCCGACTTACGTCAAGTGGGGTTCCTATGATGACGTGGCTCAGATCATTCGCTCCAAAACTTTCTATCCCATCTATATCGCCGGCCTTTCTGGCAACGGCAAGACTATGATGGTCGAGCAGGCTTGTGCTGCTCTCAACCGCGAGTATGTTCGCGTCCAAATTTCCCCGGAGACTGACGAGGATGATCTCATCGGTGGTTTCCGTCTTCTCAACGGTGAGACAGTGTTCGCCAAAGGTCCGGTCATTAAGGCCATGGAGCGCGGCGCTATTCTGCTCATTGACGAGATCGACCGTGCGACCAATAAGATTATGTGCTTGCAGGGTGTACTAGAAGGCAAGCCGATCTTGATTAAGAAGACCGGCGAAGTCATCAAGCCGTCTCCGGGGTTCAATGTTTTTGCTACTGCCAATACCAAAGGTAAAGGCTCAGACAGTGGCCACTTCGTAGCTGCTACTATTATTGACGAAGCCTTTCTCGAGCGCTTCGTGGCAACTATCGAGCAGCCTTATCCTACCCTTGCTACCGAGCGCAAGATTGTTCTCAAGCATATGGAAAAGTTTGGTCGCCGCGATGAAGACTTCGCCGATAAGCTTACCACGTGGGCTGAGGTCATCCGCAAGACATTCGCCGAAGACGGTGTAGATGAAGTTATCTCCACGCGCCGTCTCTGCCATATTGCTCATACCTATAAGATTTTTGAAGATCGTCTTAAGGCTGTGCAGATGTGCATCAACCGCTTTGACGAAGATACCAAGACTGCGTTCTTGGATCTCTACACCAAGATCGATCCGATGGTTCAGCCGCCTGCTCCTAAGACCGAAGTTCCTAATACAGTTCCTGCTCCTGCCCAGGCTGCAGCTGCTACGTTCTAAAAAAGTTTACACTATGCCCATTTTCTTGTTTACAAGTCATGGGTATAATGTATGATAGCTCTACAGTAACTGATCCACTACTGTAACTAAACTAAACAACCGGATCATTGATAAGGTAAGTAATACAATGAGTAAGTCGAATAACACCCAGAAGACCCGTCTGTTCAATCTCCTTGCCAAGGGCAATGAGGTTTCTATCGCTGAGGCCTCGCGCCGTCTGTCGATTGCCAATCCGAGCGCTGTTGTTTCAGCACTCCGTGAGGACGGCCATGTCATCTGGACCAATCGTCGCACCACGAAGACCGGCCAGACCGTCTTTGTTTATCGCTACGATGCTGCTCGCAGCGCCAGCAACCTGCGCTAAGTTCTAACGAACTTATGGCTGGAGGGTTAAAATCCTCCAGCCTTTTCTTTTTTACTAGTCATGAGCACTATTCTGTGGATACTTGGCGTGCTATGGTTCTTAGGAACTATTGCTGTTATCTACGGAATAATGACAGCCGAGGAAAACAATGATCCCGAAGAGTGGGATGGAAAGTAAAATTTTCTATGGCAGATCAATTAGGTCGCAAGTTTGATGCTGGCAAACCAGAATATGGTTTGATCCCTCCGAATGCACTCAACGAGTTGGCAGTTGTGCTGACTATTGGCGCGCAGAAATACGAGCGAGATAATTGGAAGTTTGTAGCTGATGGCGAACGTCGCTACTTTGATGCAATGCAACGCCATCTTTGGGCGTTCAAGCGCGGCGAGCGTTTAGATCCTGAAACCGGCCGTCATCATCTGGGCCATGCTATGGCTTGTCTTTTTTTCCTTTACGAGCTTGAGACTAAAGCATATGATGCTAGTGAACAAATTACTAAATGAAACTATCTGAAACAACTATCGATATCCTGAAGAACTTTTCGGCAATCAATCCGAATATGGTCTTCAAGGAAGGTACCACCGTTTCGACTATTGCTGAAGCCAAGAATATCATGGCATCCGCAACTATCGAAGAGCGCATTCCTCGTGAGTTCGGCATCTATGATCTCAACGAGTTTTTGTCCACCATCAGCCTGATCGAGAATCCTACACTCGACTTTGGCAAGGATTCCATCGCGGTCAGCGATGATTCGTCATCCATCGAATATTTCTACTCCAGCCCAGAGGTTCTGACAGCTCCTACAAAGAATGTCAGTATGCCCAAGGCTGAAGTAAAGGTCACACTGACTGCTGACCAGATCAACAAGATCAAGAAGGCTGCTTCTGTGTTGGGTCACCCAACGCTACAGTTCTCAGGCAAGAACGGTGTAATTACCGCCAAAATTGTTGATCTGAAGAACACTACCGCTAATAAATACAGCGTAGTGATCGATGAGAAGAATGCTTGTAAAGAGGTCTTCTCGTTTGTCATCGTAATCGGGAATCTGAAAATGCTTCCTGGTGACTACACGGTCTCGATGAGCTCGAAGCTCATCAGCCATTTCAAGAATAATTCAATTCCTGTCGAGTATTGGATTGCTCTTGAAAAAGATTCGACGTTCGGTTCCTAAGAAGTCGAATTAACCTAGGTACAAAACAACAATGGAAACCCAAACACAACCAACCGCTACAACCACAACTACCGAGCAGTCTGCCACGCCTCCTCAGCTGGGTCTCAATGACCTCGCCGCTGTCGTGCAGATGATCGACGTTTGCTCCAAGCGTGGAGCTTTCGAGGGCCCTGAGCTTTCCGCAATCGGAACTCTTCGCACTCGTTTTGTCGAGTTCCTGAAGGCTAACACGCCTAAGGATCAGCAAGGTGGCGCCGCTGCTCCTGCAGCTGGTGTGGAGACCGTCCCTGGCGACGCTCTTCCGCAAGGCTAATAGCGTAGATCCGATCGGACTTTTGGCGCGTAGTCTTTAAACAACGCGCCACTTTTTTGACTAACTTTATTATGAGCAACATCCCTAACAGTCCTGAAGATCGCAAGGCGATCCGTGCAGCGTGTGAGCAGATTTCTGAAGAGCTCACTACTATCCAGACCTCAAAGTCGCAGATCAAGGAGATCCTTAAGGCGCTTGAGGACAAGTATAAGATGCCCAAGCGCACACTGAAGAAGGTCGCGCTTCTCTATCACAAGCAGACAGCAGTCGAGTTTGAAAACGAGACAGCTGAAATCAAATCCATTTACAAGTCGATTACTTCCTGATTAGATTCTATCTAATATGAGTAATCAATCTGCAGAATTTCTGTGGGTAGAAAAATACCGCCCGCAGAAGATCAGTGACTGTATTCTTCCGGATGCGCTGAAGAAGACATTTCAGGCCATCGTGGATTCTGGCGAGATGCACAATATGCTTCTTACCGGCACCGCTGGTCTGGGCAAGACTACAGTTGCGCGAGCGCTGTGCAACGAACTTGATCTTGACTACATTCTGATCAACGGTTCAGAAGAATCTGGTATCGATGTTCTGCGCAACAAGATCAAGCAGTTTGCATCTTCGATCTCGCTGACAAACAGCGGATCGAAGGTCGTGATCCTCGATGAAGCTGACTATCTCAATCCTCAGTCAACGCAGCCAGCGCTGCGCGGCTTCATCGAGGAATTCTCCAACAACTGTCGGTTCATTCTGACCTGCAACTTCAAGAATCGAATCATTGAACCGCTGCATTCTCGCTGTGCTGTCATTGAGTTTAATACCTCGAAGAAAGACATGGCCGGGCTTGCAGCCAAGTTCATGACTCGTCTTGAAAACATTCTCAGTAATGAGAACGTCAAGTTCGATAAGAAGGTCATCGCTGAACTGATTATGCGGTACGCACCTGATTGGCGCCGCGTGCTGAATGAGTGTCAGCGTTACTCTTCATCTGGTCAAATCGATACCGGCGTGCTGTCTAATCTGAGCGATGTAAACATCAGCGCTCTGATGAAAGCCTTGAAGGAAAAAGACTTCAAGACGATGCGTGCTTGGGTTGTCAATAACATTGATCTCGAGCCTGCTGCGATCTTCCGCAAGGTGTACGATAATGCTATGGACTTCGCGAAGCCTCAGTCAGTTCCGCAGGTCATTCTGATTCTTGCAGAATATCAGTACAAAGATGCGTTTGTGGCTGACCATGAACTCAACCTTGTTGCTTGTATGACTGAACTGATGGCGTCCGTTGAATGGAAGTAATTTTATGTGGCCGAATATGAATCCAGCAAAGGCGTATGGCACAATGGAATGTGTCTTTTCCACGCCCGAGCTTAATTTGATTATCGGTAAGCGTTACGATATTCTGGAAATCGATCCAGTAGCTCTTGACAAGGATAACTCAATATTTCAGTATCTTGTGAAGAATGAGTATCATCAATATGTCTGGGTAGATACTGAATACCTAAAAGACTTCATTCCGCGCTCATGAGTCCGTTTGACTATCTAAACAGCATCAATGATACTAAGGTTAATCTGATGGTAGATGAAGCTTCAGAAAAAGCTTATCCGCCATTTATGATTAACCGCGGTTTATCGTACTTTCCTGATACTGTATTGCTAGCAAATGAGATGAACCGCTTGCACCATGCTCCAAAGCCAATGCAATATGCGTTTCTTATAAATACTGTTCGTAAGAAGAAACGCTTCAGCAAATGGCTTAAACCCCAGGAGCACGAAGACCTCTTGATTGTCAAAGAATACTATGGCTACAGTAATGAAAAGGCTAGGTCTGCTTTGTCAGTCTTGAGTGCAAAACAACTACAAGATATTCGCAAGAAATTAGACAAAGGTGGAAAAAGCAAATCAAGAAGTCAAAGCGCAACCTAGCGTAATTGCTGAGGATGTTCCAGTAGAATGGACTCCAGCAATGATGCTTGAGGTCACGCTAAATCAGCCTGATGACTTCCTGAAGATCCGCGAAACACTCACCCGTATCGGTGTTGCATCTAGAAAAGAAAGCAACAAGCTTTACCAGTCATGTCATATCTTGCATAAACAAGGGCGTTACTTCATTGTTCACTTTAAAGAATTATTTTTACTGGATGGCAAGCCGTCCAACCTCACTGTCAATGATCTCCAACGCAGAAATACTATTAGTACTCTGCTATCTGACTGGGGTCTTGCTACAATCGTAAATCCCGAGCAGTGCAAAGACAAAGCACCGTTACGCCAGATTAAGATTATCCCACACCGCGAAAAAGCGAACTGGGAATTGCTGCCGAAATACAGTATCGGTAACGCAAAGTCTGATAAATAAGTTTGTCGGCAATTCCGCCGGCAACCAAGGATGCCCAATCGGGGTTCTTGGAGTTAGTAAACATAACCTTGCTAGAAATAGGAGGAACCTAAGATGACAACACAACTGTATACCACCACAACTGGTACTGGCACGTACTCGTTCCCAACATCCTCGTTCGTAGGATTTGAGCGTATGTTCGATGAGCTCTCCCGCACAGCGGCCGCAGCTACGAACAGCAACTATCCACCACATAACATCGTCAAGCTCGACGAAGACAACTATCTGATCGAGATTGCTGTGGCAGGATTCAAGAAGGAAAACATCGATATCCAGCTCAAGGATTCGATCCTCACAGTAAAGGGCAAGAAGGAAGACGATAGAACTTACTCTCACAAGGGTATTTCTTCTCGTGAATTCACTCGCACCTTTACTCTTGGTGAGTACGTTCAGGTGAACGGAGCAGATCTAGAAGATGGTATCTTGGCTATCAAGCTCGAGCGCGTAGTTCCTGAAGAGGAGCGTCCTCGTGTTATTGAGATCGGCAAGAAAGTTGAAGTTAAGAAGAAGTCCTTTCTGAAGGACTAACTCTAATAGTTAGT